CACAAAATTTTATCCATTACTTTTCAAGATCCAAAGTTTCATTTTTTCTTGGCACTTCATCAACACGCATAGTGTCACCCCTTCCAAAAGGCATCGTAGCCACACGTTGTTTGGGATTACCCTCGTGGCCAATTGGTTGCTTTCTGCCTACACCATAATGAGAGCCTGCATTAACAAAGCAGCTAGATCTTTCATCGTATTGAGGACAATCGAAATTAAAAGGTGATTTGACTTTTTTAGTGTCATCTTTCACAGCAATTGGATCTTTAAAGCCTGTTTTCATACATTTCCTTTTGCCCAGTGCATCATTTTTGTTTTTTTAGCACAATGAGGACAACCTTTAGTGCTAAAATTAGCATCGTTTTTTAATTCGATTTCACATGCTGAACACATTTCATATTTATATGCTATTATCATATCTGGGATCCAAGGAAAATTAATAGCATATGCATCGCTAACTTTTAAAATTTCAATAACTAAAACCAACCTTCATTATATCCTCGACTATTTTCGTGGCGTTACGCAAATGATCCATAATATATTAGAGAGGCAGGACTTGCACCTACAATTCACATAACTTTTTTACAATTACATGCGTTTTACTCGTTGAAACTACACTCCAGAAACAATTAATTTCTGTGTCCAGGCTTTTGGGGGTGACCATGAACTTTAGTCTTATTCATCACTTGCTGAGCCTTAATAGCCTCTGTAGTGTCTTCGTATTTATTAAGCTCTCCAAACCCTTCTGCGCTAGATTCATCTTTCATTTTGTTTCCGATAGGAAATCTAGGAGAACCAGAACCAGCGAAAAATTGGTGATCATCGATACGTTTACCTGACATAAAAACCTCTTAGTGTTTTTCTCTTTAGTCTATATTAAATTAAATATTATGCAAATTAAATTACATCATTTGCTGAGGCATTTCTTGCTGCTGCGGTTGTTGCTGCTGTTGCCCTTCACCCTGCTGTCCTTGTTGACCCATGCCGTTAGTCAACTTCTCCAAGAATTCATTTGCATTAGCATCTTGGTGTGCATTAGCTTTATCCATATCTTCAAGTGAGCTTTGTTTGTAGTCATAAGATTCGATATCATTCATCTTCAAAGCTGTCTCAATTTCACCATACTTGGCAATAACATCAATCATTTTCTCTAAGGCTTCCATTTTTGCTTTAGTGGATAAAGCTCTATTCTTAGTCACCTCGGACATTCTTTCTTCAAGCAATCCAATATTGCTTTCAAATCGTCCGTATCTCTCTTTGGCCATTGCAATATTGTTAGCAGCCTTACTATATAGCTCTTTCAGTTTAGCGTCTTCTACCATGTGTTGAATGTCTTCAACGTGCTGCTGCTGTGCCTGCATCTGTTGTTCCTGCTGTTCAAGGAATTGAATAATCTCGGCCTTCCCTGTGATATTAAGTTTAGGAATGATTTTAGATGGTGGAAACACTTCACGGCCAAACTTTTCATTTATTTCAAACATCTGTTGCGCTTGCAAGTTTTGCTGAGTAGGTGTTAAGTCTGATTCTTCAACGATTACCTGATATTTAGCAAAGACTTTAGAATAGAAATGGGGCGAAGGTTCTTCCCCTATCAATAGTCCAACTTTCTCAGCATTCCAATTATTTAAGCATATCTGAAGCATTCTTTCGCCTAAAAGCTTATCGCTAAAATCCCATTGGTCAAAATACTTCTGGAATACCATTAAATTAGCAGCTTGCTTTAGCATTAATGTAAGAGATGATATCTGCTTATCTTGCTGACCGCTCCAATTTTCCATATCAATGCCGGAAGTAGAAAAAAGCATTTCTTTAAATATATTTGCAAGCATTAAATCAGACTCGGGCACGCCGGAAGGCAATATTTTTTCACAATCCGTTAATTCATATCCTTCATTGATGATGACATCCCAGCCTTGACCATTCCTCTTCAAATTATCTTCATTGGCAACAGCACCAACTTTCCGCTTCCATCCTGCGTTTATTGTGGCTTCCGTAATATCTGCATTGGTTATTATCTTATGATTCATTAAGAATTGGCTCGATCTCATGGTCCTGACTAGAGATCTCACTCGTAAATCATAATAATTTATATGAGGGTCATAATTCCAGTAGTACGGTATGAAAGGACATCCTGAGAAACCTAGAGGGTTATCGCCTTGAAACATCAATTGCTCATTTAGGACTACCGCAAGCTTCCAACACGGAGTTTCAACGGTAACCTCTTCCATATCAGGGATATTATATAGAATCTGTTCAAGGTTTGCATCCCCACCTGCATAATCGAAAAATTGATTACGCGTGCGAGAATATAAACGCTTCTTTTTGGCCTTCCACTTATACCACACGTAGGACAAGACCATAAGGTCGTTTCTAGCCATGTTATAGTTTTCAGGTAGAAAGTAGAATGATCCATATCGTTGAGGTGTACCAGCCATGGGCGCAATGTTTTCAATTTTATCAGGGAATCGATTTTCAGCCTCTTTTTTATTTATATACTCTTGACACCAAATAAATTGTGCGTCTGACATATCAGGAGAACGGAAATATGGATCTACGAGAAAGCTATTATATTCCCAAATCTTCAATTTCAAGGTCCCCTGAGCTTGATCATCTCCTGTATAGTCCAAATATGGCTGTACTAAAACCATCCCTGAAATAGCTGCGAGTTCTTTTGCTTTTGATTTCTGTTCATGGATAGAACCTGCGTTTGCTACGTGAGTAATTAGTTTAGTGTATTGATCTGTAGTTTGAGGGTCAGCACCTTCCGTCGGCACATACATAAAGTTTTTACGATGCTGCCTTTCGTAGCCTGTAATCATGTTTACGGGTTGCTGAATCAGATTAAAATAATATTGCTCAGCGGAAATATTAGGAGCGAAAGTAAAGTGACGATTTATAAAAGATTGAGAGCCTGCATAGAAAAGAGTATCTATATTAGATTGATTCCACCGACTTTGTTCGATTGGCTGAAACTTACTATATAGGTTATCTAGCCATTGCCTAACATTGCCTTGATTTGGTTCTAAAGCGTTATTCCATGGGGGATAGTAAAAAGACGTAGGAGCCTCCATTAACACAAGTATGCGTTAATGAAGACTGTATAATAAAGAATTTAATATATCAAGATTGTATTTGATCTACTGTTCTACGAAATCTAATAGTTTTACCTACATAATTTGGAATTCTACATACAACTTTTTCGAAGTCTTGCAAATATCTCTCTGTCGCGTTTCTCAGACAACATAATATAATAAAAGGGTCTTTTTGAAGAGTTTTTCTTCGCTCTTTCAAGCTCTTCTTCTTTCGCTTCAATCCGCTCATATACCTCTCTTATTTCCTTTTTAATCTCTTCGCACATTTGTAATTTCCTAGAGGAATACTGCTTATGTGCGATTTTCCATACGATATAATCAAACATCTTTCTTAAAAGTTCCTTGCTGTCACCAAAGTTAGGCATTGGGGTTGAAAGTAAAAATTTGTTGTAATGATTCTGAATTTCTGGTGCAAAAATTGATATATTTTTAATCATCTATTTTCCTCCATTTCTGGCCTTTAGCATCTGTAAATATTTCACTATCGATTGCTTCAATAGTAATTACATACTCGCTATCCTCCATTCCTTCTCTGTAACTAAAATATAGGGGGAAATCTTTATTCGGCAATGATTTTATAGCGTTGCCTATTTGAGTTTTCAACTGGTGAAGTTTAGATACTCGTATCATTTTTTTATCGTTTGGCATTGACATACGTGTTCCTTTGCATTTTTAGCGAAAATAATATCCGTACATCCACACCTTTCACAAGTTAAATGTACTACATGGCATTTATTACTTGGATTATCCCTTTCCGTTTCAAGGTATGCTATCAATCTTTGAAGTGAGTTTTGCAGTGAAAAACGCAAATCACTTGTGCAATGCTTCATTTTTTCACACTTCTCTTCAATGATACGGCACAGTTGTATGACATAATGAATGTCATATTTACCTTTCGGAAGTGCGTATTTCTCAAACTCTACCGTGTCATCTAAACGAATTGGCTTGGGTTGTAGTTCTTTAATTTTTGTCTTTTGAATCTCGTATTTCATCGAACGTGTCCTTGAGTTGACAAATAAGAGTAAGCATTTTAGAGATATCTTCCAATGAAAGTAAATCTAAATGTATGTTGAAAGCCAAATATGTTGAAATCACATTTAAATCTTTTTTGCCCTTAAAATTCAAATCTATAAATAATTGATTTAATTTCATAGCATGTTGTAGATTTTCTTCTAGTTTAGTTAATTTTCTTTTCATTCTAACCTTTCATAATGTGTAACCATTGAAAAATTCATGCCGAAATCTTCATTTACTGATAATGCATTCCAATTGTTACTTAACAATCTCATCATTTCTTCAACTCTTTCGTTAGAATATTCCACGTCAAGAAATAACCCTGATATGAAATAGAATCTATATGTATTTATTTGTTTATTAGAAATTGTTTTGTCTTCCATTAATTTCACTTTCCCACAAATTATACTTGCTTAAGATATTCATCAAAACTAAAGCAGTTCCTTTGCATTGCCTTTCATTGATTTCCCAACGAGCTACACAGATCTTTGAAACACCCAAAATATCTCCGAATTCGGATTGAGTTAGTTTTAAATGCTTCCTTAACCTCTTTATTTGATCTCCAGTGGTAAGCAATTCTAATGAAATTTGATCACTTTCAGAAATTTGCTTGTCTTCCAAAGCGATCCCTCACATAGTTTTTGGGGTTGTGTTTGTAAGGGTCATAAGATGATACTTTATGAGTTGCGATAACATATCGTAAGGCGTCAATTGCATGATCCTGCGCCTTTTTCGGCTCATCGTCACCTTTTTTCGCTGCTGCTTCATCCCAGACATAACCTTCAATTTCCCTAATCAAATGTTTGCATTTATCTAAAATAGTTAAATTTCCCTTTCTCATCTCAGAAGTAGTCACGGCAATACCCTCTAGGATATCATTATTTGCGTCAACAGTATGAATGCCTAGCTTATTTAAGTCTAACTTCATGGCAAGCGCGCTAGGGTCTATGTATATTTTATTGCATCCGTAAGGCTCTAAGAACTCCGCAATATCTCTAGAAAGCTCAGATACAGTCTTTTGCCTATGCTTTAGCTTGTGATCCCAATAATATTCATTTTCGACCCACATATGTTTAGTTCCTTGACGGCTCACTCCAGTGTTCACACCCAAAATGATGCAAGCGGTAGGATTATTGAGGCCAAAGTCAATCCCTGCCACAAAATACTCAGCAGCGTATAATGGCTTTTTGGTAACGTGTATGTGGCGATCGAAGAAATCAAAGATAGCACCCTCAGCAAGAGTCCATAACCCAAGATAGTTTCTTTTATAAAATAAACCCGATAAACTTGTACGGATGCGCTCAATATAATCAACGTCAAGGTAAGGAGCATCATCAATTGTGAAATGCAATCCATAATATCTCTTGTCACCTTCTGTGGCTTTGTCAATCCATTGTTTACAAATATGCGTGGGATGTGCAGGGTTCATTGCTGCATAGCCTTTGCTGTGGGGCTTGCGCAAGCGTGTATCTAACATGTGAATGAAACTATCAGGATAAAGTGTCATCTCATCACAGTAAGCAAGAGATAGCGATCTACCTTGAATCAGCTGCACGCTACCCTCATCTTTAGCACCGTAGATTTTAATAGTTTTGTCTTTGAAGCGCAGCTCTTGCTTAGAGGGAAACCATGTGCAGAAATGCCTATATATTTCCAGCTGAGGGCATTCGTATATCAAATTGATACAATTGTTGTAAATAGTTGTTGCAGTCTTACCTATCATAGCTATTTCACTATCGGGGCAGCAATCAACAGCATGTAGGAAGCCGAACATTGTACAAACAGTTTTACCAGTGGAAACAGCACCATGCGCTAAATTCCAAGGGTGATAACAGTTTTCCAGATATTCGAGTTGTTTTTTTGTGAAAAGATATGTCATAGTGCGCAAGATATAAAAAAATAAGGTTTTGCACAATTAAAAATTAAAGGTAAATATGAGGAATAGAGCCAAATGCGGAGACTGTGGAGACATCATAGAAAGCCTTCACGTCCACGACTACGTGAAGTGTAGCTGTGAAGGGATTGCGGTAGACGGCGGAGATTCATATTTCAAATGCTTCGCGAGGGATTGGGATAAATTTATACGCTTAAATGATGATGACAGCGAATTTATCCCCGAAATTAAAGAAAAAGAAGAAGAAAAAGTAATCGATGAAATACCTAAAGCTAAGCCTTCAAAATCAGAGCTTCTGGATTTGCTTTCGAGTATGAATATGACCCTAGAGAATCTTCCAGAGGCAGCAATGAATAATTATGTCACGCATTATGATTTATTGTCATTCTCAATGCTAGTGTCGGCAATCTTTCGCTGTGATTGCAAAGATGAAAGTTGATCCATAATCCCCTTGAAGTGTGTAGCTATCTCTTGTGTGGCCGCAACTTCTTGAGGGTTCTCAGACTGTTTTAGACGGTTTTTGCCTAGCCAGATTAGCTGCGTATTGTCACCCGAGGCAGCCTTGTCATATTGCACTTTTCTAAGTATAGAATCCCCTTGAGATCTTTTAAGGCTACAATATTCGGTAAATCCGATATTATATTTAGCTCTTACCCTATCATAGAATGTCTCATAGTGCATATCAAAATTTGGAGCTATTTCAATTCCAGTACAACCTGCCAATAACAATTCATCAACTAGTTCCCAGTCTATTGGTTTTTCAGGTCTTGACATAGCAGCCTTATTAAAATAGTGGGGTGAAATTTAGGAAACGCCCCACATGATATTATATATGATTAAGCGCATAAGTATTGTGATTTCACTGTAATAAAGAGGGTAGGAAAGTGTCAAGGTATTATTTTTATTATTTTTTTTATCTTAGGTTGTTGACATTAATTATTCAATAGCATATAGTAGTAGTATAAACAAACGAAAACCCATGAGTTTATCAGGGGTTAAGATGAGTATTTAACAATTTAGGAGAAAATATATGAAAGAGTTTTTAACAGCGGATAATTTTTATCATAAGACATTAAAGAACAAAGACGGAACACCCTTACGAGCAAGAAGGAATGGCGCAAATAAAACTTGGAAAACCCGGCCTAATGAGTTCAAAATCCCGGTGAAGAGAGGATTGAATCAGTACGGGCAAATTGATCAAGATAATTTTAATGATTGGGCGGTAAAATGATTAGCAATTATTACAAAAGTCAAACCGGAATGCATGCTGACAGTTATTATACCGGGAAAGTATACCCAAAATTAGATGCGTATATTCAACATGGAAAAAATGGTGAGGTTTTTTATTTGTGCAGCTCATGCAGTTACAGGACTCAGAAGAGATTTAAAGAATCGATAAGAGAGCGGTCAGGGATTAGACAAGATACGATTATTACAATAAGAAAGGGTAAGGATTAAATGGAAAACCTAAACAAAATATTAGAGGAAAATAATATGGATTGCGTTAAAGAACAAATTAAAATAGATGAAGACAGTCCACAAATTTATATTGCTTGCTTGAGTGCGTATAACAACGGTTATTTACATGGCTCTTGGGTCGACGCTTCCGAAGGGATAGATCACGTTAGAGAATGCATCAAAGAAATTCTTTCTTCTTCTCCAGTAGCGGAGGAATGCGAAGAATGGGCAATACATGACTTTCAAGGCTTTGGAAACTACAAAGTAAGTGAATACCATGATTTAGAAAAATTATGCGAAGTAGCGGAGTTTTTGAAGGAATGCGATAAATTCCCTTCCGATGTCGTTTCATGGCTTATAGATGATTACGGAATAGATGGAGCAAGGGAAAAAATAGAGGAGGACTATATAGGTGAATTCGATTCCGATTTAGATTTAGCCTATCATTATGTGGAAGAAATAGGATTATTAGAAGGTGTACGCGAATGCGTATCAAGATATTTTGATTATTCCTCTTTCGGTAGAGATTTAGACCTTAACGGTGACGTGCTAAGTTTTAGCGGTCACTATTTTTGGAACAGGTAGTTTGTATGATATTGATACGGATTGGAGTCATAAAGAAAGTGATTCGAATTTGTGTCAACATTGCACGAGTTTTTGCAATAGTTGTTTAGGGTTGGATTGGTAGTTGCTAAGAATTAGAAGCTTGAGTTAGCATTATGATAAACAAGGACGGTTTATATGACGCAACTTGAGCTTCCTTTCGGGGTTATGTTGCCCCCTGAGGACAAGAACGCACAGCTTGAATACTTATGTAACAGCGTGAAGGAAAGCAATAGACGTGTTACTCGTAGATTGTGGGTAGAAAATAATAAGCTTAAGCAAGTATGCAAAGAATTGCAAGAACGGCTTGAGATTTTGGAAAGGAATATTTGTAATAGTTAATTAGAAATTTCTACTACAAATGTTTCCTTGTCTTCCTTATTTTTCTTTAGTTGGTGGTAGTGCCAATAAATGTCTAGGGAATTGTCAGATTGTCCTCTTGGCTTCCCGGGGATGAGGAAATCGGCTATAGTATCTCTAATATATTTACATGCAAATACAAAATTATCGTAGTCAAATGGCCGGGTAGAGTAGCGGATAAGTTTGACATGTACCGGAAGTTTCGGCACTTGATCTTGCTTAGCCTTAAGCAGATAGAGGATTGTTTCGCATGAGTTTTTCCTATCTTTTTTCATACAGTAGTATTTCCTTACGGCATCTTTTGCCGTGAAGCGGAGTTGTATGTTAGGCGATTTTATTTTTATGTTAGTTACTATTCGGATCATTATTTTTACCAAATAAAGAGTTTATTTTTCCATTAGGGAATTTCTTTAATTTCCGCATGATGGAATCTAGTTGATCACAGAATCCATTTTCGACAAAAGCGACAATGTAAAATTTCCCTGTGCCGTAAGTTCCTATTTCTACAACGTCTTGTTTTATTTTGAAATAGTCTTCGGGGTGGAGTTGAGTTAAGGCGAATTTTTCTTCTGCATAGGCTCTGTTTTTTTCGATGATAGCGTGTTGGGTTTTCTCTTTTTCCTTTTTGATTTCATCTTCCGACACTGGAATTATAGGGTTTTTCTGGCAGGCCCAAATTAAAGCCTGTTCTAGGCTCTGTTTTATCTTGGTCAAGGGGTGTGTAGCCCACCTTATGCTATGTTCGATTGTAGGGGTGTCAAAATGATCGGAGAGGTACTGCTTCTTATCGATTGGTATGTCGATTTCTTTTAGGCAATCAGGAATTGGAGTTTTCTTTTGCTGCTTGGCCGTTGGTTTTGAAGAAGCTGCTGCTTTACTAGTAGTAGTTTTCTCTAAGCTTTGTTCTAATGTATGTATGTCTTCCAGTGGGAGAGGTGCGAAATCCTGCACCCTAGAGGTGCTAAATAATGATTTGACACTTTTGTCATTTTCTGGATTTTGCGGGTCAGAGGTGCTAAATAATGATTTGTCTTTTTCTGGAGTCAAAGTTGTCCTAATAATTCGCTTTCGTCCATCGAAAGATTCAATCCAAATGTAACCAATTGATTTTAATTTAGCCAAAGAGTCTTGGAGTTTTCGTTCCTTCTCTTGCATGACTTTACAAAGATATTCATTTGAAGCGTAGCAACCTTCATCGCTATCGAGACTATGTAGTTCTCCGAACAAGAATTTATCAAAAGGAGTTAGTCTTTGATCG